CCTATTAAGGTTCGTGAGTATGAGTGGTCAACTTCAAGCACTCTCGCTGAGGAATTCAATCCTTGGCAAGACTTTTTCGAGAACCAAAGGGTTATTGATCGTATTACTACATTCAACTTGTTGCGGTGTAAGTTACATGTCAAAGCTGTTATTAACGGCAATGGCTTCCAATATGGTCGCGCTGTTTTGGCGTATAATCCTCTCGCTGTGTTTGATGACTTGTCAACTCATTCTGCATTGGTTTCAGCTGATTTGGTTCAAACTACGCAATTACCACATGTGTATTTGGACCCCACCACATCAGCAGGTGGTGAATTACTACTTCCATTTTTCTATCACAAGAATTACCTTAGTATTCCTGACGGTGATTGGACTGATATGGGACAGTGTTATTTACGGTCTCTTAATGCCCTCAAGCACGCAAACGGAGCAACTGATGTTGTTACCATTAGCATTTTTGTTTGGGCTGAAGATGTATCTTTGTCTGTGCTTACTAACACGGACTTTGTAGCACAATCCGGAAAAGAAGTGGATGAAGCTAATAAGACTGGAATGATTTCTGGTCCGGCTTCTGTAATTTCAAAGTCAGCGAAGACATTGTCTGGCATTTCGGCTATAGCGCCGTATGCTATGGCTACGTCTAAAGCAGCTGATGTAATAGGCGGCGTCGCAAAGATGTTTGGTTACTGCGCACCTCCTATAACAAAGGCCCCTGAGCCTTTTAAACCTTACAATCATGGCACATTGGCAACCACTAATACACCACAGACTATCAATAAATTGACTGTGGATGATAAGCAGGAGCTAACTATAGATCCAAGAATAGCCGGTTTGTCAGGTGATGATCCGTTGAATATTAGGAACATCGCAAACAGGGAATCGTATCTCACCCAATTCACATGGGCGATTGGAACGGCTCCTGAAACATTGTTGTGGAACACTCGTGTGACTCCAGTAACATGGGCTGAGACAGGGCTCACCCCAGAATCATATCTATTTCCGCCTTGCGCGGTAGCTGCCATTCCATTTAAATATTGGACTGGCACCATGAAATATAGGTTTCAAATAGTTTGCTCTACGTTCCACAAGGGACGTATTAAGCTCGTATATGACCCTAATCATATAGATACGGTTGAATATAACACGAATTACATGAAGATTGTAGACATTTCGAAAGAACAAGATTTCACTATTGAGATAGGTAATGGCCAGCCATTTACGCTACTCGATCATGCTAATCCTGGTGCGGACTCTGTCACGGAGATTTACTCCTCGACCAACTACACCACTAATGCACCAGGCAATGGAACATTAGCAGTATATATTCTTAACGAACTTACTACACCTAACAGCACTGCCAATAACGATATTCAAATTAATGTTTTCGTTTCGGCAGGAGACGATTTCGAAGTATTTGTGCCCGACTCAACGGACATCTCAAATTTCGTTTTCAAACCTCAATCTGGTATGGAATCTTCATCGGACATTGTTCCGGAATCTCAAGGTACTACGGAACCGTCAGCTCCCATGCAGGAGATGGCGATGAGCTTAGGACCAGGAGAACAGGATTTAACAGACATCAACAAAGTTTTTGTCGGTGAATCTATCGCGTCCTTCCGGCCGCTGTTAAAGCGGTGGGCGCTCCACGCAACAGAGACGTTGCGCACAGGTAACAGTTATACTGTTGGCATTCGTTGTATGATGCCCTATTTAAGGGGTAACATTACCGATGCTGTACATTTGACTTTAGCTGCTGCGCCGTATAACTATTGCAACACCACACTTTTCCATTGGGTGCGCTATGCCTTTCAAGGGCACCGCGGATCTATGCGATGGCGTATGATGCCGCGTAGAACTCGAACTACGTCGGATGAATATGCCGTCTATATGCAGAGAAACCCTCTTGGAATCGGGGCGGAATACGTGAATGCGTCAAACACAGTCACGGCTTTACCGTCCAAATCAGAAGCTGCTTACAACTCAGTACAGGCTGGAATTTCCACCCTAACCACGGCTGAGTTTCCAACGACAGCATTCGATGGCACCTCGTTCACAAATATTATCGTGAATGATGTAAGCGAAATCGAAGTGCCCTGGTATAACCTTTATAGATTTTCACCAGGGAAGGAGGAAAGCTACACTGGAGTCGAAACATTTGACCCTACGTGGCGCTATCATATCAATTCAAGTAACGGCAATGGCGTTTTGCTTGATACGTGGTACAGTACAGGAGAAGATTTTCAAGTGTACATGTGGACGGGATTGCCTCGTATGTATTACGAGAGCGCCCCGCCTGCTCCTGAACCTTAGTTCGGGATAGTCGGAAGACATTAAATTCAAGATTGTGCATAGGCTATATATATGTACATTCTAGGAGAATTAAAATCCCA